TTTAACCCAACCTGATCCATCCCTTTAACGGTGATGACTACATTTGGATTTTTGGCGCGTTGTTGGGCTATGTGTTGCGCTGCTTCCGCCTCGGTTGCGAATGTCGTGGAGCCACCGCTACTACCTGTTGCAGTTACAGTTTTTGTCGTTACTTCGATTGCCGAGAGATTTTTGTCTGCTCCCGCCTCATAGAGCGGGCTTGCATCCCCCTTCCCATCAATCGGAGTCGTGTTGATTTCTGGCTCTGGAGTCGGCGGCGGTTCCACCTTCACGTCAATCGGCCTCTGTCCTTGCGCCTGTCCGCTATCCCGCAACCGCCTGCCTAGCAGCGCGGCAACGACTTCCAGCGTCTGGCTTTCCAGCATTTTCAGCGTCGCCGCGTCTTCTTTCGTGCGTTCAGCGGGTGCAATGGCGCGGATGCGCTCGGCTTCCGCTTGCATTTCCTCTTCAAAATTGGCGCGGTCGGTATTCCTGACAAGTTGCACGCCAGCCGCCTTCGCTTTCGCCTTAATAAACGCATCGCGCCTCTTTGGATTTCCGCCATCCAGATACTCATCCGCGTAGTTCAGTTGACGCAATTCGTCCTTCTCGGAAAAGGTCAGCTTGTCCTTTGCCTCTAGTGCCGCCTTGCGATCCAGTAATGCCTCAAAAAACTCAGAGGTCGTTGCCGTGTGAATCGGTTGCCCATTGATCTCCACCGCCGTAGCTCCTTCGGGGAATAAAATGGCGCGGTAGTTGGCAACGGCCCGCCTGTTGCCATCCGTTGCCGCATGAGTTAATGCGCCGACGCCTCCGCCTAGCACAGCCCCTATTGCGCCGCCTTCCAGCCCTTGCTCGAAGGCTTGTAACGACGATCCGCCCTTGTTTGAACCGCCCAGCGCATTCAATGCTTGGCCGTATTCCTCGGCGGATTCCTGTGCAAACTCTTCGCCCCCCGTTCTGGCAATGGCCCCGACATATCCCTTGGCCGTGCTCGCCGCTTTACCCCTTGCGAGGTTGCTCATCGCCTTTTCCGCGCCGCCGATATATTTCATCGTTGCGCCCGTGATCAATCCATCCACAACAGCTTCACCCGTTGCGCGCCAGCGCGCTTCCGATTCCGGCACCCCTTGATCAATGAGCCTGCCATACGCATCCGGGAAGGATGAACCAGCGACATGAGCGAACCCGGTGCCAAGCTGCGCGGCCATCGCCACGCGAGCACTCGCGCCCGCCGCACCAGCTACGCCGCCCGTCGCCACGTAGGGAAGCAGGCTTGGCACCGCCGCCACCACCTTTTGCGGAAAAACTGGAGTTCCAGTTGCCTCACCAAGCCGGGACATATTACTCGCCTCTTGGCCCATGCCTTGCGCCACCTTTAGGGCGGCATCGCTGCCAGCCATGCCGGCCAATCCATAGATGGATTGCGAGAGTTGCGCCAGCCCGCCTTCGGTTCCAAGCGCGATGGTGTTGAATATCTTGCTAGGGATGCCGATTTGACGGTTGTAATTCTGCACAAGTTGCCCGTCTGAAATGTGTTTGCCGCCATGCTTCGCTTCGTATTTCACGAACGCGCCTTGCTCGCGTAACACCGGCAATAGATCGGTTGCAGCCTGCTCGCGCAACGCCTCGAATCGTCCCTTCGCCGCTGCTACTTGCTTGGCATCGCCACTGCCAGCCGCATCCACCGCTTTAAGGTATTCGGCTTCATCGAGTGCAAGCTTTGGGCTTACCCATATCGCGCCGTTACTGAGGATCGCAGTCGGCTTGATGTTGCGGCTCGCATCCATCTTATACTGATCGGCTGCGCGCTGGAATATAGCCGGGTCGGTCAAGTCAACGCCCATGTTATCGGATGCCATCTTAATTGCTTCCGGGTCTTTATCGTAAAACGCTTTGCCAAGGATTCGGTTTGCCTTTTCCGGGTTTCGATTTTCCCGAAGAGCGTCGCCGTAAATAACGCTTCCGCCGCCCGTGGTAATCGCCTTCAATACGCCACCAATCGCGTTGCCTGTTTCGGTGATAGCGTTACCTGCCGCATCGCCCCATGTCTCGTTGAACGGAAGGTCGCCAGCCACCTTGTCCAGCTTCGTGAAATCAATCGCTGGATTTGCCTTCGCCGCCGCATCCTCCTTGCGCTTGCGCTGTGATCGCGCCTCGCCTTCCGTCAGTGCCCCGCTCCAATCCAAGCGGGACGGGATGCTATTCATAAACCGAAAGTCGTCCACTGTCTGATTCACTGACAAAGCGGCTCGCGCCACTTCTGGCGGTGCCTCTGGTAGTTCAGGAGCAGCGGGTGCGCCAGCCCCGCCGTAGTCTTGTGTAGGAACTATTTCCGAACTGGCCCTGTCTTCATCATCCAGAAAGCGAACCTTTGTCGGCGCATCGTCTAAGAAATTGAGTGCCATAGGTCATTCGAGAATTGCGCGTGCTGGTTTTCCTGTTCTTGGGTTGATTACGAGTATCTGGTCGCCCTTCTTCCGCCCTGCTTTTAGCGCAGCGGCCTCATCGGGATAAACGGTGTCATCTTTTGATCCGTCGCCAAGTTCGACTATCAGGGCATCGTATTCTTCCGTGAGTGCCTTTGCTTTATTTTCCTGCTCAATAGCAGCGGCCTCTAGCTCTTTTGATTTTTTAGGGGTTGTGCCTTTCATTGAAGCGCGAATCTTTCGTGCCTCACGGGTAAATCCGTCAATGTCGTCCTCCAGCTTGTTGAGTCGTCTCTTTTGTATATCGCTAATCTGCTTTTCAGGGGGTGTAGTCACTAGCTTCTGTCGCCACCCGCCAGATGCCATTTTATCAAGTCGAACAATCTCCCCGTCCTCGCGCTCGTATTTGCCGCCACCGATTGATGTCAGCCCTACCTGAGCTTCTTCCAGCGTTGCGTGCGTGCGATCAAATGCGTCAGCCTTGGCTTGCGCGGCCATCTTCGCCCGAACCGCCATGTCCTCTTGCCGATCTTCCTGCATCGCTGCCCTGCCGTCAGCCCCGATCATGCTCGCCGCGATGGCTTGCCGCTGCTTTGCGTTAGTGGTGATGCCCGATCCCCCCTCAATATCTGCAATCGTGTTTGCGATCTTTTGTGCGCGACTCAGCGTGCGCGGAACTTGTATTTCTTCCGGCGTCATTGACGCCATTTCCGGCACCGCCTGCTCAAGCTGTTGCTGTCCATAGCCGATACCGATGCTTTGCGGCTCTAGGCTGGATGTTGGTGTTTTATTCAGTTGCGTTTGCCCTAGCCCAATGGGTTCAGAATAGACCGATTTCGTTTCAGTCTCCGGCACGCGAGTAACGGGTGCGAGTGGACTTTCATCCGCGCCATATCTCAGCTTTGCAATCGCCATTTGGTTTGCATCCCGGCGCAACTGATTTTTCTCAGACATAGCAAGGCGCGCATCCGCCCGCGCATCCTGCCGCTCGCTCATCGCAATCGCGTGCTGCTGGTTTTTCCACTGCAAATGCTGCTGGTTTTGCGCCTGCATCATCTGCTGTGCTTGCGGCGTCTGCATGGCAAACGGATGCCTTGCGCCAAGCCCAATTAGCTGTTGCTGATAGTCGGGCGATTCAGGCGACAACTGAGACATTTGCTGCCCCAAGCTGGAAAGCTCTTTCATCGTCGTCACGGTCTTTAAGCCGACCTCAATCATTTGCCCGGCTTGCGCCAGCGAATTGACAAGGCGATCCCCGTAACGCTCGCTCATGGCGAGTTGCGCTTGTGCTACTCCCGGTTCAAATCCTAGTGGCATATTATGAAGTGATCAACTGTCTGGTATTTTTGTCGTATTGAGCGTAATCATTCGCCCCGTAATTCGTCTTGTTGTTCTGTTGCGCCTGTTGCATCTGCGCGTAAGTGCTCATCAAGCCCGCCACGGTGTTGCTGGCCCCCTGCACGGCCTGCCCCTGTGCGAGAGCCGATTGCTGTTGGTTGTTGATCATCGCCTGCCCAACGGCGTTCTCAAATCCAGCGTTCATTTGATTCGTCTGATTGATCGCGTTCGCGTTGAACTGCATCCCGTTCATCGCCAATGCCGGGTTCATAAATTGGCTGCTGACATCAAACAAGCCCGGCGTCATGCCAACTGCCGCCTGATTTGCTCCCTGTGCAAACTGTGTGCCCCACTTGCTCAAGTCGAGTGACGCCAGCCCAAGGTTGCGAAGGTTCAATCCGCCCAAGGCAGTGCCGCCACCACCCGCGCCCTGACTCATGCCAAAGCCGCCTTGGATGCCGCGCTGCGCTGCCGCTCTGCCGATGTTGCCAACTACGTCACTTGGCAGTTCGCCACGGGCAAAGCTGGCGGCATTGCGCCCGATGAGTTCTTGGTTCTGTTTGAAGTAAGGCTGAAACTTCTCGTAGCCTTTCATCGCCTGATTCTGATTGAACCGATTGACGTTGTTCGCCAAGAACATGGCCGCTGGCGTGTTTGCCTGATTCGCTTTCGTGGCAAACCGTGCTGCGTTCTGCCAGTCCGCAAGCTCCGGGTCATCCAGCTTGCCCTTCTTGGCGAGTGCCGCCATGCCGGATTGCGCCGCTTTCGAGGATTTCGATGATTCATTTGCTGCGTATGCAGCCCCGCCTGCTGCAATGACGGCCCCGGCGATGATAGCGCCCATTTAAACTTCCTCCTTCACATTATTATTTTGTTTCATCACTTGAAAAAACAACGCCGTCCAAGGTTCCAGCCTTGCCTGAACAAACAGACTCGGCGCGAGATTCGGCGGCATCCCCAATGCAATGGCGACGGCTGCGGTATAGCAGGCTGGATTCGGATGCAGGTCTTTGCCTTGAAGCAGAAGCGCGCTCTGTTGCTTCTCGATTTGCTTGATGATTTCCGGCCATCCCGCTTCCAATGCTTCATGCACCTTAACGAAAACGGGGTCGGCTTTGCCTTTGATGAAGCTGTTGCCAAATCCTGCTACCCTGTCCGGCTCCTGTGATTCACCCGCAAGCACGCGATACGCCTCCACAACAGGCCCGTGAACGTCTCCAAGCGTGGCGAGTGCGGCGATGTAGCTCTTTACGAGGTCGCGGCTACCAAACGCCGCCTGCTGCAATGCCATCGTCGAACAGTTCTCGCGGAACACGCATTGCGCGTGCGCGTGATAAAGCGCGCCGACAAGTCGCATTTCCGGCTCCGTCAGTGTTTGATTATCGTCCCAAAACTTGTGCATGAAATAGTTCCTTTCGTTGTTCGATGTGTAGGCTGTGCATTTTCGTCAAATGTTCAGGCGGCAGATGTTCGCCGGGGCACGCCCATTCCCACAGCTTTCTCATCCCGCCCAATGTCGTCAGTTCCTCGCAGTCCATCACTTTCGGCTCTGCCAGTTGCAAGTAATCCGATGCGCGGCTTTCCAGAATCTCGTAGCCAGCATCCATGCGGGATGGATCAACGCCCGCAACCTTGGCAAGCGCGGCCTTGGATGATTCAGCGGGACGACGAATGTAAATGAAGTTCGCTTCCGGCATCATCAAGTGTAATGACCGCCAGATTGTCAAAGACCCCGGACACGCGATGCCGCTGAACTGCGCGGGTTGTCTGCGGATGGACGAAACAATGTCCTCCACGGGGCGCGTAGGCGCATACACTTCATGCTGACAAAACACGTTGCCAACTGTCAGGAAACAGGAAATCCAGCCCGTCATTGAACGGGGCAGCGCGAGAATGATGAATGGTTTTAGCTCCATGACTTGTAGTTCCCCGCTAAGGACGGATTGGCGAAATTACTGCGGAAAGTGACCTGCTTCACGTTACCCGCGCTGTCGGCATCCCGCATCTGCGCTTTCAGTTCATCGAGTGCCTGATTCATCCATGCGGTGTATTGCTCCAAGTCGCGCCGACGAAGTGCCGCGATAGCAGAGCACGCGGACATGAGCGCGAGCGGGTCGTTATAGGGAATCAGTTGATTCACGCTATCCACTTTGATGTAGCGCGTCTTGCCCAAGATGCGGGCGATGTTGCAGCCCCAAAACATTCGTGGCAGTTCCTTGCGCCGGAATAGCCCTTCCTCTGTGTCCGGCAGATACGAACAGAAGTTGAACCGTTGCCCATCGTCGTATTGCAGTTGAAGTAAGACAGGCCCAGTTGTCTTTGGCTTCTTGAAATACGTCACGTCATACGCAACTGACTCCATCGTGACTGGCATCGCGTCCCGTTTCAACACCAGAGTTTCGCGCACAGGAACGCCGTGCTCATTGGTGACTTCGATGAGCACTTCCTTGCCCGCGTCCGCGTCCTCTGTCGCCACCAGCGCAATTCGGATTCCGCGTGTCTTTGGCAGGTATTGCGGGATGTAGAAGTCGCCCAAGTCGCGGCACTCGAATACGCCGCATCCGCCGTAGTTGCCGCCAGTGGCAACCTTTCCGATGTAGAACTCGCTCCGCTGACGAAGCGGCAAGCCGTTGATGCCGATTTGCCGAGCCTCCCGGCAATCCTGCGGGAGCGCGAAACATCCGCTGTTCACCGGCACATACCACTCGAAAAGCGTGCCCTCGCTGTCAATCCGCTTGTGCAACGCGAAACACGCCTTGTCCAAGAAATCGAGGATGACTTTGATCCCGTCCTCGGTAGTAGGACACACGCCGCTGTCCAATACCATCGGCGCAACGTCCGCGAGAATGTCATTAACGATGGTGCGCTGTGTTTTCACCGTGTTAGAGAACGAACGAGATATGAAAAAGCGAAGTTTTTGCCAGTGGGAATATCTTCGATACCAAGGGTGCATCCGCCAACTTCGCGAGTTCCTGTGATAACACGAAAGTTTGGCTTGTTTGCGCCAAGGTTTCCCGTATCTCCGTAGAACGTGCCGATCACCATGTAGTTTGTATCGGGCATATCTGGTTCCCAAGAAATTGGCAACGATTGGAATGTGCCGGGCGCAAGCGGAATTGGGGCGAGACTGCTTCGCAACGATGGCTGCGCGGCCTGCGCCTGCCGTGCCGTCGCCAGCGCGATTGCGGATTGCTCCAGCGCCTGATACGCGATTTGGTTTTGCGAGGATGTATCCAGTTCGTTCGTGGTCGAGTTGACGGAAAGAAACTGAGATAGAACTTGGCCGAGTTGGTTCAGGTCGCCGGGCACGCACGAAAGGTCAGGGGGTGCGTCCGTCCAACTTAGATTTGCAACAATTTGAGTATTCGTGGGCATTTTAGAAGAACGTAATGTTCGTGTATATTGATCTTATTGAGTTGTCAACTTATGTAGGGGAAAATCTCAGGCCAAGTGTATGCTCCGTTGATATTGCAACCGATCTGGAGTTGTATGCGCGCACTTCCCGGCCCGCTGTCCACGTAGATGTGCGTCAACGGATCATACGTGCCATCGGCGTATTCGAGCACTTGGGTTATGACGAGTGTTCCCGTTTCGTCCACGTTGCCTCCCGCGATCTCTGTGTCTGTCAGCACATTCACGATGCGGATGGGCAATAGCTCGCTACCAGAGTATTCTCCTGCTGCAAAGAACCCGCTGAAATCGATCCAATCACCGCTCTCTACGAAGGAATCGGAGAGAACTTGGGTAACGCACTCCGGGCAATTCAGTATAGCGTTAGCCGCCGTATTAGCCGCTGCCAGTGCCGCGTTGTCCGCCGCAAGCTGGCTCACCACGGATGTTGCGGTTGCTTGTTCAATCACGCAAATCGTCTGGTCTTGCGGGCAACAGACACGGGCTGTGCGCGTGGCAATCCATCCGTAAATCGGGTTGCCATTGGCATCCGTGCCAATTCGCACCTTTCCATTCGGCGGTTCCTCTGGCGTAAATGGAACCTCATTATTGGTTCCCGGAGGCGCGATGTTGTAGCCGTAATCGTTAATCGAAGGGCAGCAATCAATCGGGTCGCAGTTATTGCCAAGGCACTCCGCGATCTGGCCATCTGGACGCACTTCAAAGCGGATGTTCAGTCTGTCCACCGTGAAACTGCCGATGCCGCTAACTTTGACCTGACAATGATGCCAGACATTTGCGGGCTGACTTGAGCCGGGCACGCACTTGTTGGATGGGACTTGCTGCAAATACTTCCGCGCCCATTGCGCCGATGCCGTCATGGGTCTATCGGGGGCTTCCTCGCACGTCTTGCGTGTGGCGCAATCGCATCCCGGTTCTCCGTCATCTACGAATATCCAGCAAGGCGATCCATCTGGCCGATACTCTACTGTGAACTTGGATGCACCGCGAATCGTCGAAAGCTCAATCACGCCGCCGTTGATAATCTTGGGCGCAAAAGCATTGGTGACTTCCTCCACGTTGCCAAACATCGAGGTCGTGTAAAAGCTATCGATTTTGCGTGGTTGCCCGTCAAAGAAATCGTCCCGATCCGAAAGCGTGAACTCGTAAAGCCGATTCCTACCGTCCCTGTCATACGAGAACGCGAAGCAACGGTTGGCGTTGCCGATAAAGCCCTGCGCGAACGCCCACGGCCTTACACCCGTCCAAAGTCCGTGCCAAACGGGTTCTCCGTCCCTTCCTGCGCGACTCATTGGATCGGCGTCGAATGTCACGACGCCCCGGCAATAGCGGTGCTTTCCAAAGCTGCCATTGTTCGGGCTGGAAATCAGCGGCGACGAACCGCACATCACCATGTTCTGCCAACTCGTCATTTGCGAGAACTCCAAATAATCCTTCCTATCAGGCTCTAGCCAGTAATTGACCTCGTTGGAAATAGGCGTTTGATTCCATCGCTGCGAATACTCGATGCGCGAGTTGCGATAGCTGGAAACGCCAGCTTGCGAACGGTAAAACATATCGCCGTTCAATCCCGCAAATGCGTGTGAAGATGAAAGCCCGGTGCCGATAAGTGCCACACGCTGCACCGATGTATTGATCCATTGCTCTCGCGGTTGCGACAAATCGAGCGACGTGAAGCCGTTCGTGCAACCTACTACCAATTCGTTTTGCCCTGTGCCCGTGTCCAGAAACGGCATCGCGTAAAGGCCCATAATGTCGCCCAAGAAAACAGGGGTGCCAAAGTTGCCGCCCTCTGCCCAATAAGTTCGCTCCGTGAAGCTCAAAATATCATCGGGCTTTGTCAAGGTGCCGCCGTAAGCAATGTCTCCAACGTAGATGCTGTTCTTGCCGTCCGCGCTCGCCACCACAAATCTGCCGTGAATGAAAGCCATGACGCTGCCCACTGGCATTTCGTCCTTGGCTAAGTTGGATCGTCTTGGCGGATTCACGCCATCCCAAAACAGCGGCGGATGGATGCCGTCTTGAATCGCCAACCATTGAAAGCCCTGCGCGAACCAAGTGTGCATGAACTGGCGCGAGTTGCCGTCATACAGTTTTTTGACGATGCCGCGTCGCCCGTTCACTTCAATGGTGAAGATGCGGCCACCGATACTTGCCACCAGCTTGGACGTGAGGTAAGACGGATAACCGTTGTAGAATGTAGCTCCCTGCCCGTTTGCGCCCTGAAACCACACCCGCTCATCGTCATTCTCGAACTCTAGCTCTATGTTCTGAATCGAGGGGCGTGTGCGGTTGTAATCCTCGCGGAAGAAGCGGTTGACTGCCTGATGCGCGTATGTGGCAGGAACAGAGTCCGGCGATCCGCCAAAGACCTCTCTTAGTTGTTGGTGCCCATCATAGTAATTGGGCATAGGTTCACGCGCCTAGACGGGTTAAATTACAGCGAACTTCATACACCTTGGATGATGCGCTTGTGTTCGATCCAAGGACAAGCTGGATGGTGTCGCCAACGGCGTATCTCCGCATTTCCTGCCCCCAAAGACTGACAACATTCTGATACGATCCGCGCTGCGCGTTGTTGTTCGACGCATTGCCTGAGTTCACAATAATTCCATTCACCGAAAGCGCGATGTTTGGCTTTCCGTTATTGGATTCGCTTGCGAGCGTATTTACAACCATCCCGCCAAAATCTGCCACATAGGTTCCGGCAATAAGACAGGTGAGCGTGACTGAATTGGTGACAGCAAACAGTCCCGCGACATTTCCAGCGGTTGTCGTGCTGTCGAACAGAAGATTCCCGATAATCAGTGGATTGCCAGAAACCGCACTGACATTCGGCGTATTTCCCGTAGGAGCAGGAGAAACCGCCGCCTCATAAAACGCGGCACACTGCGATCCCGTGTTAGCGATTGTGCCTTTGATCAACTGATTGCTGGCGTTCAATCCAACGATGCTTGTCAGCGTGCCCGTCGCAAGCCCCGTAGCCGTCACCGTGCCCGTGATATTCACATCGGCGGCGTTCAGTGTCGTGATGACGTTTGCGACGCCAACCGTGAGCGGATCAGGCACGGTGGCGGCTGGCAACGCGCCAAAGCTCAACTGCCCCGCCGCGTTCGTGGACATATACAGATTCGCAACGGCTGGCCCCGTGAGCGTCCGCATGATGTTGTCGCTGCCCTGAACCACCAAGTTCCCGAAAGCCGTTGTCTGCGCCGCCGTGAAATTGCTCAGTGGAACCACTGGCTCAGTCGTGAAGCCAATAAGCCATCCGCCGCTGCCAGTGGCGCGTGCTACCAGATAGCCGCCGTCACCGGGCAAGATTCGACGCTCGCAGAACTGACTATCCAGCCCCGTTAAATGGCGCAAAGTCGTGGCTGAACCGGGATCGGTGCAGGCAGCTTGGAAAACGACGTTTGCTGGCGAGCAGGGTGAGCAGGAGTCAGACATAGTGTTAGGTTGCTGGCAGTTTGACCGCTTTCAAATCTTCAATGAGTGTGCCGACAATCTGAGCGAGTTGCGGAAGCGTTACCGTGGCTGTATCGCAGGTTCTCAGTGTTGCCGGATTTGCAAATGTCGTGTAGCCCGTCTGCGTGTAGCCCGTGCTGATAAAGTTACTCAGCGGGCGGCTCGTAGGATAGCCCGCCGTTCCTGATGTCCCTAATACGCTGTTGGCTGGAACAGAGATTGTGTCAATCTTGATAAATGAAAAACTGCTAAAGTCGAGAATCGAACCCGCCTGAAAGCCTAGCTTGGCAGTATTGACGAAAAAAACATCATCGGCAAACGACAGCGTTCCGTAAAAGTCCATGCTTCCCGCAGACACATCAATATCCACGGGGTTGCCCGTAAAAACATTGGGCGCACCATCGGCAAGCATCGGTGCCCATTGTCCCGCTACGGTGGAATAGGCCACGTAGGGTTGCAAGGTATCCGACTGATACCCAAACTGCCCCTTAAACGCAGGCACCGCCGCCGCCCTTGCTACGGCATCGGCAAACACCACTGTCGCCAGTTGTGTCGCATTGACGTAAGCCATGTTCGCGGGCGTGATGGCGAGGCTGGTGGATGCCCCTGCGAGTGCTTCCGCGTTCGTTGCTATCTCAATGAGTCCCGCGAAGCTGCTAGTGGCTCCAATCGCCGCCAAGTTGAGTGGCGTGAGAATCTTATTATCAAGTGCCTTGCCCTGTGCCTCTGCATCCGTAGCAGTTTCAAGCACGCCGCGCTGAGTGGTGGTTGCATCCGGCAAGTCATCAATGATCTGCTGAATGTCCATCGTGAGCAGGACAGTGTTGTTCGGCGCATCCAGCGTCACAATCAGTGCGTTGTTGGCCGATGTGATGCCGCGAAAGTCGAACTCTGTGCCGTTCGTGCTATCATACACGCCGATCCCGGTGAGATTGATGTTTGCCGCGCTGTATCCAACCACGGGATTATCTGCCTGAACTACGGTGTAGTTGCAGTTGCATCCCTGACTCGATCCGCAAGTGTTACAGCATGACATAGTGGTTTATGGTTATGGGAATAGTGCGAGGATTTGAGCCTTTACTTCGTCCATGCGCTCGGTGGTGATGCCGGGAGGCGGTTCCGTCACGCTGCCGACAAGCACCTTTGCACGGTCGAACATCCCGCGTTTGATGAGTTCAACAAGGCCCGCAAATAACGGAGCCATGAGTCCGCCGGGAACGGTGGAAAACTCTTTGACGAAGATGGTTTCCAGTCCGGCGAGTGCGGTTTTGCGGACTTGGTTTGCCGCGTTATAAGCTAGAGATTCTTCGTGGGTTCTCATTTGATGATTTGAGCGGTGATGGATTGACCGTTAGTCCATGTGGCGTCAGGATAAAAAATCCCGTCATCTGATGCTGCATAAAGATAGGCGGTAACTGTGTTAGTGGTGACTACGATTGGCCCCTGCAAGGCTATCCCTGAACTGTCTGCAACCGGAAAATTAACAATAGCCTTATCGCCAGCCGCTGCACCCGTCACTGTAATTACGATTCCGAGTAAAGAGAATGCGGGGACTTCAACTCCATTCAATGACGTGCTTCCGGTGAAGCTACGAAGCGTTGAAAACCCGCCCGCTGCGTTTGGGGCGATGCCGAGAGCAGTCAGCACGCCCGCGCCCGTGGTTGTCGTAGACGGCGCAACGCCAGCCCCGCCGCCGATCATGAGCGCGTTCGCTGCGAGCAAGCCCGATGAGGCGATGGTGCCCGTTCCTGTGTAAGCGGGAATACCGCCGCTGGTGCCTGCTGTCAGCCCCGTGCCGCCTTTTGCGACACTTACGGGAGTTGCTATACTGGTTTCGGTTTCAGCGGGCATCAGCTTGGAGTGTCTGTGCTCACCATCGCGCTACCTGCCGTGATGGTGTAAGCGATTGCTGTTTTAAGGGTGCGCCCGCCATAGCCGCCGCCGCGCACGGTGTTCCCGTTCGCAAGCGAGGTTCCGTTGACGGTCACAGTGCCGGATATGGCCGTAATACTCCATCCGAGAACACCGGCTGGAATCGAGCCGCTGGCCGTTACAAGCGCAGGAGCAGACGTGTATTGATCGGAGCCAACATCGCCACCCGATGCCTCGATGAGTGTCAGCAGAGCGCAATAAATGCTCTGCTGAACTTCATTCGGTGTTTGCTCCTTGATGCAGTCGCATGATGTAAGAGCCATGATGGTTTATGCTCCCAACGCGCAGAGCGGATTGGCAAGTTGCCAGAGGATGAGTTGTTTCAACTCCGCCGCGTTCGCTTGAATCGGCGGGCTGATTTCGTGGATACGCACATAAGCGTCGTGCGCGTTTGCTTCGCTGTCGCACATTTCAAATGCGTCAAGATTCTCGAAGCCCTCCGCCCCAGCCACCGCGAGGCGTTGAAGCGAGTCGAGAACCGCGAGAAGGAACGTAACATCGGGTAGCTCCTGAAAGCTTGCCCGTGCGCTGCGTTCTTTGCAGGCCGCGACCTGATCGGTGTCGCGGATGGTGTTGCTTGTCCAAGGATTGCAAGTAGGAAGTGCCATAGTTTTGTTTTATAGGGGTCAACCCCCGCCGCCGCCCAATACGGCGGCGAGGGAATGACCATTCCGCTAAGAAGTGGCGCAAGAACCAGCCGAGTTCCAACCGCCGCAAGTGTATCTTTCCACCAAGGCTGGCGGGTAGAAGTCCTGTGCGGGACAGTTGTTTGTGCAATCCACCGAGCCAGTCGTGCTGACTTGCAGCGTAGCGCAGGCGCGGGTGACTCCACGAAGCGGGAAGCGACGGGAAAGAATGACGTGACCGCGTTGCCCAAACATGAGCGGTTTCGCCGCCTTTTTTAGCACCATGCGCCAGTATCCTTTGTTGCGATCTTGGTTGCATGGGGTGACTTCGTTTACTTCGTTGATCCAGCGCCATGTGCCGTCCCAAGGAGAGGCAGAGGCTTGGAAGTTGACGCCTGATCCAGCGGAGAGCGGCTGTTCGCCGTTCTGCGTTTCAAACACGGCATCGGTATCGCTCCAAGGAATGTTGAGGCTGAAATCAGCGTCCACATAGTCCTGATTGGTTTGCGAGAAGCAGCCTTCGCTGAGAAGCTGATTGCTCCACTGATACACGCGCTTGAGCACGCCGTTCGGGTAGGCCGGGTCGGTCGTTGTCCAGTTGTAGCGAAGCTGGAAGTAATCGTTCTTGAGTGCGTATCCTGCGTAGTGGGTGGTAGCCACGTAATCAGGATTGAGCGAAACAGGAGCGCGGAAACGGTTATCCTCGCGGCGATTCGTGTCATACAGCGGCAACGCACTGAATGTCTCGTAATCCGTCACCAGCTTGATCTCGCCTTCTGGATTGAAGGTGCCAAGCGGGATGCCGTAGTTGCGGATGCGATTCAGAATATCCGTGGAGAGCAGCGAAATGCTGTTTGGATTCACGGTGGAATCGAGAATGATATAGGTCGTGTCCACGTTGCCGTTGGAGTCCGTAGCAAACTCCCACTGGCTCTGCATAAGTGCCGGGGAACCGCCCTGCGCCGTAGTCGGATCGTAGCCCAACCAGCGGAAGGCGGAAAGCCCAACTTGATTGTTACGATAGAACTCGTCCATGACATCCGAGCGGATATACATGAGGTCTTTGTAAATCTGCTCAATCTGCTGATCGAGCGAGAGCGATGCGGCGAACATGGATTCGAGACAATACGGTTGAGTATTATACGAAATATTCATCAAACGATACCACTGATGGTTCGCGTTGCCGGGATTGACGACCTTGTTAGGAGGATCGCACGTTACCGCGCAATCCGATTGAAGCCCAACCATGTCTTGCCACAGGTTCAAATCCTGAAAGCCGAGACGCTGTTGAGCAAGTGTAGTGACGCGAGAAGCAAAGCCGCTGCCCACAGGGAAGCGACCGCCGTTTTTGATCATGCCGTCCCACACGCCTTGACGACCATTCAGCTTGGAGAAGATGGGGTCGAGGTAGTGCTGGGCTACGGAGAAGTGATTTGAAATATCGGCAGAACAGCCGATGGAACCGATTACTGATTCGCTCATAAGAGTAGTTTGTTGTTTTTGAGTTGATGTGTGAGTGACCGTTGATCGCTTGCGAGGGCGATCCCACTCAGACTTCATCTCTTGTAGTTCGCCGGAACTACCACTACTTACGGCTCAATCGAGAATCCGCTGATTGCACTATTTGTGCTACGCTGAATGTCCGTGTAAGCGAAATATCGCTTCACGTCAACATCTTTTTTTCTACCCCTTTACAGTTGGCCGCAGCAGCTTGCTCACAATCGAATCCACGTCAGCCTTATCAGGAGGCGTGGTGCCGCTGGGCACGGGCGTAGAACCGTTCAATGTGGCGATGAAACTGTCCCGTTCCGCCAACGTCTTTTTGGCTTCCGTAAGTTCATCGGACAATTTCTGGCGTTCACCTTCGACACGTTTGAAATGGTGGGCAAGCGTGTGTGTATGCGCGAGTGTGGAGAGCATATCGCGGGTGGATAATCCCTTTCCGTCTGCGCCGATGGCGCGATCCAACATTTCCCCCGTTTGCCTGCGAATATCAGGATCGGCCAGAAGCTCTTTGTGCGAAGCTTCGATCTCAGCGAACACCGAATCACGCTCTGACTTCAAGCTGGCGAAATACTGTTCCTGCTGTTGCTTTTGAGCGTTCCTGTTTTGCTCATCAAGTGATGCGCGAGTCTTGCGATGATCGGCGAGTGCCCGCGAGCGTTTGGCATCGAGATTCACAGCCTCCGTGTGAGCGCGTAAAAAGCGGTCACGGGACAGCGCGGGCATTGAATCCGCCCACTCTGCGAACTGCTCTTTATTCCAAGAAGCGATTGCCGAATTGATGTCGGCTGGTTCAACGCCAAGCTCCTTCAATTCTTCAACCATGATGCCAGCGGCCTCTTGGATGCCCGGCTGAAACTGCGCTTGGAAAGCAGGGCTTTCGCTCAAGTCAGCGCGGGATGCACGTTCATCGGCCTCCAGTGCGCGCTTCTCTGCCGCCGTCAGCTTTTCCTCAAACTCCTTTGGAATCGGGTTCTTTTTGAACGTGTCGTATTCCTCACGAATCTTCGTCAATTCAGCCTCGCGTTCAGCCGCACGTTTCTCCGATTCCTCCGCTTTCTTGCGAAGATTGGCGAAGTTGATTTCCTTGTCGTCAGCGGGTTTATCGGGAGCCTTTTCGGGCGGTTTCTCCTTGGGCTTCGCGGGCTGTTGCTGCTGGATTTCAGGCAGCTTTGTGACTTTGGGTTTAAGCAGATTCCCGACAACTGCATCCACCTGTTCCGGCGTCATTACCGATGGCGTTTCCGCTGGCGGTGGAGTGGCGGCTGATGTTTCTGTTGCGGGTTTCGTTTCGGTTGGTGCTTCGATGGTAGCGTTCATATCAGTTGTATTGGTTTTGTGGTTGGGTTTTCTTTTTGTTTCAAAAATGTTGCCGCCCATCTTCCCATCAAATTAGATAACTCAGAGCTTTTCCCTGATACTTGATGACTGGCTGATTGATTGGATTCAAAAGGAAGGTGGCCGGTAGCTAGTTTTTGAAGCGTAGGATCGGGCAATAATCGAACTCGCTCGATATGCTCCATCCAAGAGTTGGCGTCTGATATTGTGTGGATGATCATAATTTATTTCTTGGGTTGATTTTCTGTGTTTGGGTCTGCGTAAAGCTGGTGCGTTGTCACTTGCGGTTCTTCCGTCTTTAATTTCCCGATGGTTTTCAGGAAGTGCAGGCAACCGATCCAGCCCTGCATCTTTCCTTCGTTGCGGATGATGGATGTTGGATCGCCGCTGATAATTCCCATCGGCATTTCTTCGCGGGCACACTCGATGATATGCGCGAATGTCGGATCGGAAATCATGGTGATGACTTTTGGCCCGATGTGTGAGTGGAGTTCTTTCTTGGTCATTTCTTTTTGGGTTTGGGTTTTTTGGCTTCTGCTTTCTTCATTGCGGCGGCTTTCTCTTCGGCTGCGCGGAGTTCTTGCGCGGCAAACGCCTCATTGAGCGTCAGGTCTTGCGCGCTCTGCGCCTCTTCATGGAATAGCTGTTGGCGTTTCTGCTCGTCCTGTTGCTGCTTGGTCATCGCGTGATCCATTTCCTTCATCTGCGTTCTCGCCTGCGTAGTGACAGCGAGATTGCCGAGCTTGGCCTGATGCGCTTTTTCTTTCAACGCCATGTCCTGTTCGGCTTGCGCCTGTTTGATCTGCATATCCTGCTGCGCTTTCATCATCTCAGGCGTCATCTGCGGCTGCGCCTGAACATCTGCTTTCTGAACATCTTCTTCGAGCGATTGACCCAACTGTTGCAAATTATGCAACTGTTTGGTGATCTCCGCGACTACCTGCTCATACATCGCTGGCGCGGTTCCTGTGCGCGGGATGGATGCCATGAGTTGAACGTGTTGCCCTACGTGCGCGACGCCAGCCGCCATGAGGTTGCTGAGCTTCTTGGCTCCCTCCAAGTTTTGCGGCCCGATCCCTTGCTGCATCAACTGCGGAATCATCTGCGCGGCCTGCGAAAGAAGCTCCATGTGCTTCGCAACGTGCCTTTCCTGATCTTGGAATCCAAACGCAATGGGCGGCTGTCCGAGTTGAATCAGGTTGTTTTCGTTGTCAATTTGAACTTCGTCCTGTCCGGGTTGCGGTTCTGCTTCCTCCACAAACGCCGAGATCATTTCGACGCCCTTGAGTGCGGCGGCAATTTCTTTGCGGGCGTTCAGTTGCCCTTTACCGGGCGTAGCAATGCCCATGAGTTCCTTGCCCTTCATCAAATCCAGCGCGAGATCGCCACTGCCGATGTTGCGATTTGCCCGCACGCATTTCACGTCCATCAATTCGCCGTCCGGGATACCGCGCTTGGCGCATCGGTCACGGAATCGTTTTGCCACTTCGCCGCCGCCCCACGCTGGCGGATACTTGCTCGCGGGTTGCGCGAGACGCCGATACATCTCACTGAAAAGCACGTCCAAGCCGACGCTGCGATACACCATGATTTGTAGCGTGGAGAATTGCGCTCTGTCCGCACGATCCGCCGTTACCTGCGTTGCTGTTGGCTGTTCGCCAGTCGTCGTTTTATCGTTCTGCGGAGAGATACGAGTGTTTTCCGCGAGCAACTGACTGCCCATGCCGACGATGGAAAGCGCACCTTCAATATCCGCCTGAAAACGAACCTGCTCCAATTCCAGTCCGGGAGCCATGATGCCTAGATGCGTCATCGTGATCTGATCCAGCTTTTGCGTGTCCGACTCGCTCATTCCCTTAAACATGAGCATATTTGAAATAACCGCCCCAGCCGCCCCTCGGTTGAACATCAAATTGTTCAAATGACACCCGTCAAAGATGAGATCGCCAAAGCCCTTTACGCCGTGCCAGTCGCACTCCGGCCCTGCGTTATCGGCGAACGGAATCAGCACTTGCTGCCAGCGTTTTGCCACTTTCAGCTTGTCGTAAATGAATGAATCCGCGTCTTTCCTTTTCGCCAATTCATCCGCGCCAAGGTTGCCGAATAAATCCGTGAACATGGAGTGCGTGATCGTGCCGTCAAACTCCTTGGTGAACATGTGAATGAGTCGCACGGGCTGAAACTCGCTCAGTAGCCATGCGTCATTATTGCGAATCTGATTCACCCATTCCGCGTATCCTGTGTATCTGTTTTGTGACACAAGTTCTACGTGTGCGTAGAGGTTTCTCAGGATCGCGTTTTCGTTCCAGCCGGGCAGCTTTCGCTTGGCATAAAGATCGGTCACTGACATTTGATCCTCAATCCACATGGCCGATGTGTTGTCCATCGAAAGCCGGGTGCCATCCGGCAACAGCACGCGCCGTGTCGGAATCATCTTGAACCTGAAATCAATGGAGTCTGGAAAGAAAGCAATGCCAATGCCGTAAAGCCCCATTTGCGTATCGCGTGCGGCGGTTTCGAGGATGTATTGATTGCCCTGCTCGAAATCGGGGTTATCCCACCGACGAATTGCCGAGTTCATTTCTTCCGTGAGCACCTTGCCCCTGCGCTCCGCTTCCATCGGGTCATCGTGCTCCGCGAGCACTTCCACGTAGCCATCGCCCTGCGCCGCCATCGCCATCCATGTATTGCGATACGTGTCCACTTTCGCCTGAAATTGTTTCGTGTTAATGTTGGGCATATCCGCCATGCCATTGCGCTCTTGTGTAGCTGGTGGAGTGGGCGGAAACCCGGCGTAGATGCCCGCAATATCCGAGAACCGTTGATCGCGCTTCAAGTTGGAGTCCTTCGCTTTCTTGTAGGCCGACCACGCGGCTGTAATGGTGGCGACGCGGCGTTTCGGTGGCGTTCCCTCTGCGCTGATTGTTTGAACGCTCAGTGGCGTCGTGTCGGCTGGTGAATTGTTATCGCTCATTTTTTTGTAGAAGATGGATGGAAACTAAGTGCATTGCCCCGCATAGGGCGAAAATGTAGAGCGGCCACCCGTGAAGTGTTCCGCCTGTATAAAACCAGATTGCCGTGCCCCAAATGCTCGACATACACGCCGGGCAAACGAACAGCGGTTTGCATAGCTCGCGCGGCAGTAGCTTTTCCGCCATGTCCGCTAGTTCACCGAATATCATACCCTCAGCGCACGCTGCCCACAGCCCGGAAATGAAAAGGACACCGATAATTAGTTGTTCAAAGAAGTTCATTTTTTCCTCCCTCCGCACGAAGAACAGCCGCCCGTGCTCCTTCGCATTGCTGGCGCGTGAAAGTGCGTGTTGCCAGTGCAAACAAAGCGCGGGAATTGTTCGCAGGCGATTTCATCCAGTTCATCCTCAGTCGGTGCCGTGAGTCCGTTCGCGCTGCAATACGTTTGCACCTTTGAAACCCATTGACTAAATGGTTCGTGAGCGGTGCGCCACTCTACCATGTGCTTATTCCCGGAACGCCATTGAACGGGCGTTGAAGGAACCATTGATCTGTTTTTGATGCGCGCCATAGCTATTTAGATGACCAACTGCCTAGATTATGAGCATCGTGGAATATCAACGTCTCAGGATATTTCTGCTCACAATATATGTAACGCTGGTTTAGTAATGCGGTCGTGTAATCGCAATTCTCGATAATTGCAAGCCCGGTTCTGTGCCCGTTGATCGCGTGATTCGATGATGTGACCTGTCCCGGCGTCCACAGCGCGGCGATGATGCCGATCATGCGCCCGTTCTTAGCGGATGCCATAAAAGTGTTATCAATAATCGGCACGGCGCGATGGAGTGCCACATCCTTGCGGAATGGCGAGCGCATCCCTGCCACAAAATCAAACTTGTCCCAAATCGGCAGCGAATCGAAGGGATTCACCGGCTCCGCGTCGGCGTCCACGTAGAGGCCACCGTGCTCTTGTAGCAGCAGCACGCGTAAGCGATCCGTGATGAAGGCGGTGCGCTCGCCTTTCGATAGCATATATCGGATGTAGGGGTCTTGGCCGTAAGTTTCGAGCAGGCGATTGCCATGCAACGTGGTTTCCCAAGTCGGATTCATCGCAGCCATCGCTTTGCACCAAGCGGCTTCGCGCTCAGGGATGGGATTGTTGCCGATCCAGATTTGGGAGATTATGCGAGGAACGCTCATTTTTGTCTCCAATAATTGATCGTTTGCTCTTCGCCTTCACGCGATGGAATCTTTAGCGACGTAACGGGCGATGCGCTCTCGCTTCCAACTGCTCCGCCCCATTTCAGTTTGTAGTAATCCATGTTTCGGATGAAATACTTTGCGTGCCCCCGATCTTCGCCCTGATGAATTGTCCGGCTCCAAAAGTGAAAGTAGGCCGCGTGGCTCAGCCCGCATGACTTTACTCCTGCAATGTTCGCCCTTCGCGCAGCATCGTTATCCTCGAAATAGCCATTGGGCCAGAAGTTCACATCCGCGTAGCCGATTTTTTCAAACACGCTACGTTTGAAAAGCGCGAGATTGCGAACGTCTTTTAGTGAATCTGGTTCGATGTTGTCTGCGTGAAAGTCCTTGTGAAGTTCCCACGGTCTTGCGCTGAAATCGGTAAATACCAGCCCGTCGCCTTGGAAGTATTGGCGAACCTCTGGATACCGCTCGACAAGTGCCTTGGAATCAAATTGCGAGGCGCAAATCCACTCCCAATCGGTTGTCTCGGCACACTCAATCATGCTGTCCAATGCGCGAGGATACGGGATTACATCGTTGCCCATGATAATCACGTTGTCGTAATCGCCATTCACCCATGCCGCTTCAAAAATGTCATTGATGCTGCCAGCAAATCCGATGTTCGCGTGATTCTGAATGTATCGGATACCGCGCTCGTTAAGAAACGCCTGCATCTGCGTATCGTCTGGGCGCGCAATCACGACGAGAATATCCGCCTGCTTGGTGAGTGTTTCTTGGATGCCGCGCAAGGCCAGCTCTAGGAACTCAAGATTCCCATAGGATACTATTCCAATTAGTGTTTTCATGGAGTCAAAGAGTGTGTTCGTTTGAAAGTGATCTGATTCTTACAGCCGCTTCCGGCGTGAGGCCAGTCATGCTGATAGTGGTATTCCTCAATGCACGGAGCGGTAAGCGAGCACGAAAGATGATTCGGCCCGCGCCTATCAATGATGCGCGTGTCCACCTGTCTGTCATTGTTCTCCACAATGTAGGTGCATGGCAGTTCGTGCCCCGTGACGTAAAGCGCGGCCTCGAATAGATGCCCATTTTCGTATGCGCCATCACCGAGGAAGCACCAAACACGCTCCTTGCCTCCCGCGTCCTTAATCGCCTTCGCAACGCCCGCCGCGATGCCACAGCAACCGCCGAGAATCGCGCTCTGGTAGATGCGTAGTTTCTTGCTGAACACGAACATCGAACGATCCTCGCGGATGTGAGACTCAAGCTCCCCTTCACTCATGCCTTTCAGTAAATTGTGATAATGCGAACGGTGACTTGTGAAGATGTAATCCTCTGGCTGGATGCGCTGGAAAATCTCGATTAGCTGATCCTCGTTTCCGCCGCTGAAATGCAAGAGAGACGGCAGTTCGCCATCTTCCCATAATTTCTTCATGCGAAGCTCGAAGGCGATCAGGGATTCTTTCGTGTGAAGATTCATGTCAAATCAATGCCGCGATCTGCCAGTGTTCCTGAAACGGTTGTAATTCGAGAACAAAATCCAGAGTTTTCGGGAAACGTGCCCGGAATCATGTCGCTGAATACTCCCCTCATTCCATTCAGATTGTCGAATACCCGGCTTATCAAGTGTTGTGCTTCTGTGAACATTTTTGAAATGTCCGCCGAGCATCTTATGCACCCGTATGCCCTGATGTATTTTGCAATCCTGAGTTTGTAATAATAGCGTTTCATTTCATTTTTACCATTACCCTTCCGGCCAGTCCCTTTCGCACAAGGTCAATGCCATCGTTAATTTCTGCCAAGCCGATTGTGTGCGAGACGATGCTTTTCAAATCGAGCCTGCCAGCGCGCCACAGGTTCACGTAGCGCGGAATATCCAGATGCGGACGGAAGCCGCCGCCCTGCGTGGCGATGATTGTCTTGCCCTCGCCACAAAACATATCGAGTGCGGATAGCACCCTGAACGACTCATCCGGCTTTGGTTGCCCTACCATGATAAACCTGCCACCGCCAGCAAGTCTGCGTATGCCAGTCTCTATCGCCTCGATGTTTCCCGTGGTATCAACTATCACATCATACTTTAGATTAAGATGCACTGAACTTTTGTTTATATTAACATATCGCGTGGCTCCGCTTTTCATTGCCGCCTCCCGCTTGTCATCATTCACATCACACGCCATGATCGGATAAGCACACGCTAGTTTTGCGGCCTGAATGAGATTCGTCCCCACCCCGCCGCATCCAATAATCAGGATGCTCTCGCCAAACTTCAACTTGGCTTCCTGCTCAATCGTGCCAAGGGCCGTGCTGAGTCCGCAACCGAGTAGGGCGCATAGTTCGTCAGGAACATCGTCATCAACCTCGGTAACACGATTCCGGCTGATTACGGCGGATTCCGTGAGTGTCGTGATGTGACCGCCGCCAACTGTGTTTCCGTCTTTGGTGTCGTATCGCGCTGGCATGAAGGCTTCCGCGCCGTCTCCCTTCCGCCAGTGGCAGACGACTTTCTTGCCAAGCATCTGCACGCTGACTCCCGCGCCCACTTCGCGCACGATACCGCTGCCTTCGTGCCCTATGAGACGCGGCACTGGTGCCTCTGGATTCTTTGTGCCTGAAATCTCCATGAGTTGCGCCCCGCAGATGCCGCTGAGATTCATGGAAACGCGCACCTGTCCCGGCCCGCACGTTTTCTCGAAAGACGTAGCGCAGTGCTCCAATTCCCATATTTCCAGCGGGGCGTTGATTTGTGTTAGGATTGCGGCTTTGTGCATATTTTAGAGTAGGTCTTTGCTCTCGACCACCATCGAGCTTCCGATTCC